CTTTTCGCACTCTCCCGGGTGGTATCGGCTGCCGTCCTGCCGGGACCAGTCGTCCCAGACGTTGCAGCCATATCCCTCTGTTTTCAGACCCATGCCGACATTGACCCATTCCTGATAGCTCAGGCTGCCGGGATCGATGTATTCAAGGATCTCTTCCAAATTCAGTTTATCCATAGGCTACACTCCCCGGTTGATAGGTTGCGACGTGAACCCCGCGCGGGATCCGCCAGCCGTTTGAGCTGATCCGTCCGATCATTTTCGACGCGTCTTCAAAGCTCCACGTCCCCACACGCTTGAAGCCCCGGTTTTCCAGGAACCTTATCTGCTTCGGCGTAGAGAGCCCGGCGTTCTTCCGGTTGATCAGTTTGTCGATGATCAGAGACGCCTTTCCGGCGCATTCGATCCCGTCAGGATTGACCCCGAATTTCTCGATCGTTCTCAGCTGGGACTCGGAGGCGGGTTTCATCTCATACCCGAATGCCGGGACATAATTCGCCAGATCTTCGCTATAAATCGACATCTCATACTGTAGCGGATCGACCAGTTTCGCCTTGCGTTTTCTCATCTGTGCGAGCTGCGCGGCGAGGGCCTCCTCGCGTTGTCTCATGACGTCGCTTTCCGCGTCCTTTTCCGCGTCGATAATGTCCATCGCCAGCTGCTCCGTCTCGAGGTTTTTCGTCATTTGCCGCGCGACCTCGTCATTGGTGCAGATCAGGCTCGCCGGGTGACAGAGTTGGTGTCTGTCCGTGTGCCATAAAAAGTCCAACAACAGCAGGTGGTCCTTTCCGGGAGCGATCCGCGTCCCACGTCCGACCATTTGGCAGTAAAGGCTCCGGACCTTTGTCGGTCTTAATACGATCACACAGTCGACCTCCGGGCAGTCCCAGCCCTCCGTCAGCAGCATCGAGTTGCAAAGCACATTGTATTTTCCGGTTTCAAAGTCCCGGAGCACCTCCGCACGGTCTGAGCTGTTTCCGTTAACTTCCGCCGCGTGGAAGCCATGCTCGTTTAAAATGTCACGGAATTTCTGCGAGATCGCTACCAGCGGCAGAAAGACGACCGTCTTGCGATCCCGGCAGTAGTCCTCCATCACGGACGCGATCTGCTCCAGATACGGCTCCAGCGCGCTTCCGAGCTCGCCTGCCTTAAAGTCTCCGGCAGCGACTCCGACGCCAGTCAGATCGAGATTTAGCGGGACGGTTTGCGCCTTGATCGGACACAGGTAGCCCTCCCGGATCGCTTGCGGCATTGTATATTCGTAGGCGATCGAATCAAATACTTTTCCTAATGATTTCATATCGCCCCTGTCAGGCGTTGCCGTGACTCCGAGGACCTTTGCCTCGTCGAAGTATTCCAAAATGCGCGTATAGCTGTCCGACGTGCTGTGATGGGCCTCGTCAATCACGATGGTTCCGAAATAGTCACGCGGGAAAAGGTCGAGCCTTTTCTGTCGCATGAGAGTCTGGACAGATCCGACCGTTACCCGGAAAAATGAGTCAAGGCAGCTGTCCGATGCTTTTTCGATCGAGCACTTGAGCCCGGTGTTTTTATAGAGCTTGTCGGCGGCCTGGTCGAGCAGCTCCCCACGGTGCGCGAGGATCAGACAGCGGTCGCCCGCCGCGACGCGATCCTCGACCACACTTGTGAAGACAACCGTCTTACCCGTACCTGTTGGCAAGACCAGCAGCGTGTTTTTGCGGCCCTCATCCCATTCTTTTTCGATAGCTTCCCGCGCGGCTTGCTGATAGGGCCGGAGCATTAGAATTGCCCCGCTTTATATCCGCCGCCTGCTGGAACCTGGAAGGACATTTGCTGCTGATTCTGTGGCGCCGGATCTCCGGGACGTCTGTCCAGGATGGACTTGACCTCGTTGTATTCTTTTCCGTTGTAGGTTCTGATCCCGACCATGCAGCGACCCGTCTTCCCGATCACGTTGTCCCAGTCCATTCTCAGCCTTTCGCCGTGTTTCTTCAGACCGATTCCGAGGAAAAACGCGGACAGCAGTCCCTCACATTTTGTATGCAGATAAAGGTTGTGCTTCAGCTGGACTTCGCCCTCCGGGCCTCTCACCGTCATGACGACGGTCGCTTTCGGACAGGGTCCCATCTTTTCGCCGCCGTTATAGTAGCCGCGGATCAGATCCACGACCTGGAACTCATACTCTCCCGGCTTCAGGAGAATAAAATTTGATTCGTTTTCGATTTCCGAATCCCATCCCAGAGCGCCGCCTGCGTTCTGTTCGTCAAATGCCGGTGCGGTCGGGACTTCCTCATAATTTCCGTAATAATTAGTCATGTTCAAAAACCTCCATTTTTAAAACTGTTCATCGTCTTGCATGATGTTTCTTGTCAATTCTGCGACCTGATCGAACACGCTTATGATGTGACCGACCAGCTCCGGCGGATATTCCGTCAGCGTAACGTGTGCGGGCATATATCCGCGGCTCGCGATCGCTTTTCTCACTGCGTACTCGTCGAGCTCGTTAACCCGGATCAGGTCGAACAGCTGCGCGAGATCTTCCCGGGCAGGTTTCGCGGGTTTCGCCTCTTCCGGGGCCGTGTAGATCGCGGGCTCCGGCATAGACTCCTGACCCGGTGCGACCTGTTGCGGATTCTGACCGATCAGGACCGGGATCGCGTCCGCGATGCTGTCATAGCTAAACGGCAGCATGTCCGGGAAGCCTTTTCTATTTTTCGCGTCCCAGGACGCATGATGGGATGTGTACAGGACACGGTCTCCGCCGCGTGCTTTTGCGTTTCCGTTGTCGTCTGTGATGACCATGACTCTGTAGTTTGCGAACAGCAGCATAGTCGCCCACTCTTTGACCATTGGCGCGGTCTTCTTTTCCATCTTGAGCTCCCAATGGTCATAGGCTCCCGTCTGCTCCGGCTGCTCGACCTTTCTCATGGTCGCGTGAGCCGTCAGCAGGATGTTGACGCCGGAGTCGGATATATCCCGGAGACGGTTGAGCAGTTTTCCGAACTCTTCCGCCAGATATGTATATCCCTTGCCATATCCGAATGCTTCGATTCCCGGCTTTTTATTCGCGTCACATATCGCCTTGATACAAAGTCGCTCCGCCCAGTCTGCCGTATCGATGACAAGCGTGCTGCAGATTCCCGGATTCGTCGCAACAAAGTCGACCTCAGTCTTTAACATTTCCCAGCTTGTCGGCATGGGCAGCCTTGCGACGTCCAGCTCATTCGTGGAACCTTCCGTGTCGATAAAAAGCGGGTTCGGAAAATGGCTCGCAAAGGTCGATTTTCCGATTCCTTCCACGCCGTAGAGCACGATCCGCTCTCCGGTCTGAATCTTTCCTCTGGTTATTTCAAGCATTAGAACACTCCTTCCTGATATTTCGGAGCGGCGGTCTGACTGTAACCGTCCTCGATGATGATCTCGCACTCGTCGCCCTTAGAGACGCGCGTCCCGATCAGCTGCAGCCCTTCAGCCTCCGCCCAGGCGCCGAACTCCGTCAGAGTGGTCATGTCCATCTGTTCGAGCTTGTCCACAAGTACAAAACCACACTCCGGATTCAGTCTCCGGACGATCGCGACCGCGACCTTTAACTGATCCGATCCGCTCATTCCGTCCCACTTCTGACCGTTGTAAACGAGTTCGCCGCCCTCGATGGAAAGACCCTCGAGCGGCAGGTCGGCGCCTTCCAGCAGCTTGATCCGTTTCGCCCGGAGCTCTTTCAGATCCGCGTCAATAGCTTCCCATTTCTCGCGATAGGACGCCGCCTCCGTTTCTGCCGCGGCCTTCTCCATGTTCGCCCGGACTTTCTCGTTTATCGTTTCAATGTTTCGGATGTTCGCCTCAATCTCCGCCGTGGATTCATCATGCAGCTGCTCGACGGTCTTTTCCGCCGTTCTGACATCTTCTTCCGTCTTTTCGTGTAATCTCTTCAGATCATCTCTTACCAGCTCATGTTCACGGACAGCATTTTTCAATCTTTTGATCTCGGACTCTTCGCGCACGATCTCGCTCATTATTTCCCCTGCTTTTCTAACGAGATCGCGGTGTGCGTTCCTCAGTTCCTGATTCCTTCCGTTCCTCGCCAGGATCTCCTGCTGCTGCATGATCAGCTCGGACACGCTCACGGGCTCCAGTGGCGCGTCAGGATAGACCGGAAGCTCTTTCGCATGTTTCGCCTTCTGATCTGCGATCTGTCCGGCATAAAGGCGCTGGTTGTATGCCTCCTGGATCTGGCGGTCGAACTCATGCAGCTGATCACCAACGCCGATGATCTTCAAGAGCGTTTCGGC